GTCTGCCAGTTCGACCCGCCAGCGGGTCGTTTGGACGTGCGCAAAGCGGAGCATTATGCGGAGCGACTAAGAATCTGTGTCTAACAGCAATCCAGCGTGGGCGGCGAACAGCCCGGTTGCCTCGGGGAAGGTCATTATCGACCCGAACGGGAATGTCCAGCAGTGGAGCGGCGCCAACCTTACCTCGACCGGGGCGATTCCGCCGGCGTTCGGCAACGTGCTGGGAGCATTCACCGCCGATGGTGGCGGGGGCTGGACCTGTGTGGCGGTGATCGAAGTGGTCTCGCTGCCGACCGGGATCGTCTCTTTGCCACTGCCACAATTCGTCAATGATGCGGACGGACTCGACCCCCGCGCTGTGCTGAATGATATGGTCGCAACTTTCCAAACGCAAACGAATCGCACGCTTTATCCAGCTCAGGTCGAGCGGCTGCTGATCGATTTGTACGCTTACCGTGAGTCGCTGGTGCGGAATGCCATCCAGTACGCAGCGAGCCAATGCCTGGTCGCTTTTGCCTCTTACCCGATGATCGACTTTCTGGGCCAGCTCGTCGGGGTATCGCGGCTGCCGGCCCAGGGCGCGCTCTGCACGCTGCAATTCACGCTGGCGTCGGGCGCTCCGGCGGGGGGCTTCACGATAGCCGCAGGAACGCTGGTGGGCACGCAGGACGGCCAATTCGCGTTTGCCACTAGTGCCGCTCTGACGATTGCGGCCGGGGCGTCTGCCGGCGCCGTCAGCGCCGCGTGCACTACTCCTGGGGTGGGAGCCAACGGCTACGCGGTGGGTCAGGTAAGCTTACAGCTCAATCCGAACTCGGCGATCTCAGCGGTCAGCAATACGACCGTCACCAGCGGCGGCAGCGCTATCGAAAGCGATGACCATCTGCGGGACCGCATCCAGGCAGCGCCAAATCGCTTCAGCGTAGCGGGACCAAGTGGTGCCTACCGCTTCTGGGCATTGTCAGCCGACCCTTCGATCGTGGATGTCTCAGTGACTACTCCCGTACCGGGTACCGTGGATGTCTGGATTCTGGCGGCCCCGGGAATCCAACCAGCGGCCTCGCCCAACAGCGCGGTCGTGGCCTCGGGTGCGCTGCTGAGCAAGGTGGCGGCCATCGTCAATTCCACTTCGATCCGGCCACTGACTGACAGTGTGAATGTCCTAGCTGTGAACGAAGTGGATTACCAGATTACCGGGACGGTGACGCTCTATTCCGACGCGGATCCGGCCACGACCATGTCGGGCGCGAATGCGGCAGCGCAGCAATTCGTGCGGAATCTCGCCAGCAGGATTCAGCGCGACATCGTGCCAGAGGAAATTATCGCGGCGATCGGCAGCGTGCCGGGAGTTTACCGGGTGCAATTGACGGCGCCGACTTACCAGCAGTTGACCGCAGGGCAATGGGCGAATTGCACCGCAATTGGGCTGACGCAAGCAATCGGAACGGAGCATAGCTGATGGCTGAGCTGCAGCTACAGCCCTCCATTGAGACTGATCTGCGGGCGCAGGCGCATCTGGCGTTGACTCAGCGCTTGAAGGAGCTCGATCTGACGCCGATCCTTGTCTACCGCATCGCCTCGCTGGTGGATTCGGCGGTGCTTGAAATGGCCTGGCAGTGGGACGTCCTCAATCCTTTGCTACTGCCCGACACCTCGCAGCTCGTGACGCTCGCCTATCCCTTCTGGGACGCGATCCAGAATATTGACGCGCTGACCAATATCGATCTGCTCAACTACCTCGCCGAGCAACAAGTGCCAGAACCGCTGGCGGTGCTTTATGCGCAATACCGGGCGCTCATTCTCTTGAGCACTTCGCTCCATTCGACGCTCGGGACTCCTGCCGCCCTGCAGAAGGGACTCGCTGGTCTCGGCTATCCGAACGCCGTCATCCAGGAAGGCCAGAACTCCTGGGCTGGCACGCAATGGCCGGCGAACGAAGGATGGGCGGTTTTCCGGGTGTTAATCAATCTCGCGACGGTGCCGGCGGATACGGACTTCACCGAACTGAACACGCGGATGACCGCGATCTGCAATTATTGGAAACCCGCGCGCTGTTGGCTCGATTCGATCCAATTTCAGAACTTTCTGACTGACGTACTTACTCCGCCGGTATCTGATTTCGTCATCAATATTTTCTTGCAGCGCGACTTCCTGAAGCCGCTCCCAAGCGATTTCATCGCGGCTGATGCGTGGCCGGTGAGTGACGCAAAGACCGTCAACCCGCTCTACGACCAGCGTTATTCTTTTGAGGGCGACGAGACCTATGGCAACAACCAACCCGCTGTGGTGGACGACCTTGTGATAGTCAATGGACAAGCAGTTGAGCATAACTAACGTTAGGCGAAGCGAAGCGGAGCCGAGCATGCTAGTGGAGGAGCGCAGCGAAACGAGCAAACGAGTCTGCCAGCTCGACGCGCAAGCGGGTCGTTTGGACGTGCGGATAGCGGAGCGAAGCAGAGCGAATAGAAATCTGAGACCGCGCGGCATCGTCAGACTCTACGAGGGCGCCGACTGGCGGCGCGGCCGCCTGCTCTGGGAGCGCGACAACCTGGTCGTCAATGCCGGTCTGACCGCGCTCGCGAATCTGCTGGGTGGCACCAGCGCGGGGCAGAACGTGCTGGTGATGGGCTACGGCTCAGGTGGCACCACGCCGGCGCCAGGCGATACGGCGCTGAGCGCCAATCCGGCCTATTACAATGCGATCGGCGCGGCGACCATCGGCCCGACCGGCGGTGTGGCCGCCGGCAGCGTGCAGTTTGCTTACTCATTGATGACAACTGACTACGCAGCGAATCCGCTGACGATCCAGGAGCTGGGGCTATTCGGTAATACCGGCAGCGCAAATTTCCCGGCCGCGGTAGGGACCGGTTTCGCTTCCTGGGCAGCGACGACGGCATACACGCTGGGCAATCTGATCGCCGATTCCAACGGGAATGTCCAGCGCTGCACCACGGCGGGAACTTCGGGCGGATCGCATCCGACTTGGGCGACTACCATCGGCACGACCACCAATGATGCTGCGCCGCTGGTGTGGACACTGGTGGCGAAGAGCACCGCGCCAACGCCGATGATTGCGCATGTGGTTGTGCCGAGTTTTCCATACACCGGCAGCGGCAATTACAGCGGTACGTGGACGATAAGTATGTAGCGCTAGCGGAGCCGTCTGCGCGCGCAGCGAGCAAAGGAGTCTGCCAGTTCGACCCGCCAGCGGGTCGTTTGGACGTGCGCACGCGGAGCGTCAGCGGAGCGAAATCTAGAATCTGAGAAAGCGCGAATGGCTAACCCAACTGGCTCGACCTATCTCCAAGCCAACCTCGGCTACACCTGGGCGGACGGCGACGTTTACCAGATTCCGCAGACTGACCAGGTGGAAGGTGCGGCGACCGGCGCTTCGTTCTCGGGTCTCGGCGTCGAGAATCAGCCACATCAACTGCTGCTCAACAAGATCCAGCTCATCCATTCGAAGCAGCTCACTGACGAGACGAACATCTCGGCTCTGCAAACTTTCGCGGCGCTGTTCACTTCGACGGTTGGACCGAGCGGGTGGCTGAAGATTGGTTCACAGGACACGGTGCGCGGACAGATCCAGATTATCCTTCAGTGGGGAGTGATCAATCTCATTGGATCGAGCTATTCGGCGTTGCTGACCAACACGCCTCTTAACTTCAATTTTCCGATCGCGTTTCCCAATGCGATCTGGCGATTGTGGCCCTACTGGGAAACCAACTGGGCGGCAAACGTCAGCCAGGTGGGGAATATCCTGTCACTGCAGACGCTCACACCGTTGCAGTTGCAGGGAAACAAGATCGTACTCGGCACGCCGAGCTCATTCGTGCCGGGTTTGGTCCGTATCGCGCATACCGCAACCGACGGCGGGGGAATCACCGGCATCGGCTGGGTGGCGATTGGATACTGACGACTAGGCTGAACGAAGTGGAGCCGAGCAGACTAGTGGAGCGAAGCGAAACGAGCAAACGAGTCTGCCAATTCGACCCGCCAGCGGGTCGTTTGGACGTGCGCACAGCGGAGCGTAAGCGGAGCGAGCTAAAAATCTTGACCGTAGTGACGGTCGTGTCGCTCGTCGCTTCCGCGGCCTTCGCGCAGTACAACCCGATTCCCAATTTCACCGGCACCAGCGCGGGGCAATTATT